CCCGCCTCGGCGACGTCCTCGGGAGTCATGTCCCCGAATCGTTCGAGCGCGGTCGTGAGCTTCAGGTTGTTGTCGCGGAACTCGCCGACTTTCGTCATTAAGTCCCTTATTTCGACCTCGAGCTCTTCAACTGTTTTCGGCATTTTTCTACCCCCGGTAGCGCTCAAAGACCCCCGGTCCCGAGCGGTGAACGCCAAACATCGGGGGAAATATACTTCTTTTTCTTCTGGAAGACGAAGTATTATCCGACGCCGGTGAAGAAAGGACTTGACAGGCTATCGCCCGTGGGCTATATTCTTCTCTGTCAGGAGGCGCTAACGCCCCGACAAAACGAAAGGTTCCAAATGACCCGACGCCCCAAGGACCGCCCGCGGAAGGACCGCCCGCGGATGCCCTCCCAGATAGTTGAGAGGGCCGTTGTTTGTCCCAAGTGCGGCAAGCGAGGAAGTTTGAAGCTACGGCGACAAGCCGCCGGCACCAGAACGGATTTTGTGGTTCAGGTGTTCGAGGGCTTTATCACCCACAGCGTTGAGCCGCTGGACGACATAGGATTTGCGGCGTTTGTTGAGGGATGTTGCCTCGCCGCCGACGACGCGGTCGAGCTTTATTTCCACGAGCGCCCCGTCACCACTCTTCCCTAAAACACAAAGGCCCCCCGGTCGCCTCTTTCAGGCGGCCGGGTTTTTCTTTTGTGAGCCCGAAGAAAGGTCTTGACTTCCTGTAGCCCGTGGGCTATATTAGTCACTGTCAGGAGGCGCTAACGCCCCGGCAAACGAGGAGCTTCAAATGTCTGACTTCACGATCCGCGACGCCGACGAAGTCGTTTTTGTTCGCACGACCCGTATCGAGGGCGGCCACTGGACACGCCGAGAACGCGGTGTTGTCATCGCGGTGAATTGCGAAAACTCTGAAAACATCCCGACCGAGATCGTCGTTCGCCTGAGCGGCG